GGACAAGACATCATTATTCTCTGAAAGCTGGACCAAACGGTCAAGCTATGATGGGGAGTATCTTTGATGCTCACCATCTCTCAGAGGAAGATCTATTGGATCTTAAGATCCTTGGATCTTCACAAGATCTAATTGATAATATTAGAGAAATTAAATCTAATATCTCAATTGAATCTTGGAATAATGAGTTTCACTGAAAAGACAAAGGTCTTTTGAGGAAACTTTCCGTAGTAAGTGACCCTGAGGCGAAGGAGCGAGTAATCGCAATCTTCGATTATTGGTCACAGTCAGTTCTGAAACCACTTCATGATTCTCTTATGAGATTCTTGAAGAGGATTCCAGGAGACATAACATATAACCAGTTAGGTTCTCAGGGAGTCCTACCTAATACAGGTCCATACTATTCAATGGATCTTCATGCAGCTACAGATACCTTCCCTGTACAAGTACAGAGAGAAGTTCTGGCTGTCATGACAGGTTCCATTGAGTATGCCAATGCCTGGAATAGAATCATGACTGGGAAGCCATTTGCTAACCCATGGGGAGACCCTATCATTTATGGTAGGGGTCAACCAATGGGAGCATATAGCTCCTGGGCCATGTTTGCTATTACCCACCACTTAGTGGTTAGAACAGCTGCTAGAATGGCTGGACATGATCCATACCATTTTAACAAATACTGTCTACTAGGTGATGACATTGTAATTGCGGATACTGCAACAGCAGATATCTACAAGAAACTAATGTCAGACCTAGGGGTTACACTCTCTGAAGCAAAGACTCATGTATCTGACGATACGTGGGAATTTGCCAAGAGATGGTACCAGAATGGTGATGAGATCTCGGGGATTCAGCTGAAAGCCTTCTTAGAAGTTTCTAATTGGGCCGAAGCTGCTGAAATTCTACGAACTTCAGTATCCCGGTGGTCTCTGAATCCATTGGACATGGAACCCAGATCAATCCCACAGTACCTCATGGCTCTTGGTCAAAGACCAAGGGATTCCAATAAGGTACTGAGATTCCTACACCTGCCACTTAA